GCCATTTTCTTAGCGGGAGCGCCCTTTTTCTTAGCCATCATTGCCATGAAACCGGGGTTCATTTTCGTAGCCATATCACCACCTTTTGAGAAAGATTTGCCTTTGTCGGCGTTAGAGAAATCCTTACCCACAGACTGTGGGATACCTACCCTCTTGGCAAAACCCGGATTGTGGGCTATTGCCGCCATAAACTTGTGCTGGGCTTTTGATGAGGAAGGCATTTAGCATTTCCATCTTGCAAGAGCCGCTGCTTTGCGGGTAGGCTTGCCTTTTTCATCCTTCATCGGCCCCGGCATACCGCTCATCCGGGCACAGAACGAGTCTTTGCGTGGGCCACCTTGGGGCTGGGGAGCCTTGAGGTTGCTGCCCGTTGCTGCGTTATATTTGGCTCTGCCCTTGGCAGTCAAACCAGCACCCTGAGAGATCGGGAGCTTCTCGCCCCGACCAACAGAGAGAACCGGGCCTTTCTTCTTAGCCATAGAAAACTTCGATACCTACAACAGTACCCACGCTGGTTGTGAGGTGCAGCCCTGTGGTTGCCAAGATACCTTCTCCGGGTATGGTGATGTTGAAGTTTACAGGGGTAGTAACGCTGGCAATGTCCATCGTAAACAACACCGCGCCAGTGGCGCTGCCATCACGAATCTCAAATGTGGCTGCCGTAGAAACTTTAGGACTGACCACAATACCTTTGAGGCGTGTGCGTCCCAGCATAAAAGAACCGGCGGCACTTAAATGCGCCGCCTTTACGTCTGTTTGCATCATAATTAATCTCCAGTTGTGAGGTTACCCCCGAAGATTAAGCTGTGCGTGTGAACACGTAGGCTGTTGCGCTGGAGAACATTAGCGTGAACCGGCCCACACCTGTAACACCAGAGGCCACTGTCAGGTCACCAAATGAGCCGGGGGTGTCAGCAGCGCCAGAGGACAAGATGCCGTTAACTGCAACAACCATTGTCACAGTTGACGCGCCTGCGGTGTTGTCAATATACAAATCAAACACAGTACCTTGCGTTGCACCCAGTGCTGCGCCAAGCAAAGTGCCCGTGGGCAGTGTGATGGCAGTTGCTGAGGCTGAAGTCGAGGTGATGTAGCCAGTTGCTACCTGTGCTGCTGTGGCAGTCGCTGTGGCATTGATTGCATTGGAGGCGGTAACTTGATGCCCATCAATGAAGCCATTTTGGGATGTGACGGGGCCGTTAAACGTGGTGCGTGCCATGATTTTTCCTTACATACAAGTTAGGCGCATTAGTCTGTATGTCGTCAGCCGGGGCTGTCTAATGCACCGGAAAGCCCGGAGTAAGAGCAATATAGCATACTTTTTAGGGAGGTGCAAGGAGCTTGTTCGACTTTTTTAAATTTTCTTCTTGGGTAATTACCCGTAGGTTCCACGGCACATGTAGCCCACAAACAGTTTCACCCTGTAGCGGAATAATGTGATCTACAACGTACTGTTCGCCAGTGGTCTGCGTCATTGTCATGGCAATTTGGTAAAGCTGCCGTATCTCCGACTTCTGCTTGCGACTCAGCCACGGCGGGGTGGCGTTTCGGTGTTTGCGTCTGCGAACCTTGTTGTCTGCCAGCACTTGTAGTGGGTTGTTTGCTTTCCACGTAGCCCGGTAGAGGCGTTGCTCTTCAACAGGGCGTGCTTGCGCCCGTGCTATGACTAGCTGCTTGTTTCTCTTGTAGTACTCTTGTTTTGCAGTTAGCCCTGCCTCTGATTGGTTGTACTCCGCAAAGTAGCCTGCGCGGGATACCGCCCCTTCTTGCCACTCTGCCTTCAGGCACTCAACACACGCGCCTTTGGTTTTGCGAGGGGCTGTGTGCCCGTGCTTGCACGGCTCTCCCGTAAAGTAGTACTTAGCTCCAGCGGCTTTGGCTTCGGCGCGTGTTTTAGGTAGTTTGATAGTGTCCACGATATCTCCTGTGTTACGACACAGGTAATGTACCATAATTTTAGCCAAGCTACAGCAGGCAAAGAAAAAGGCCCCGAAGGGCCTTCCAAATCTTGCTAAGTGCTTGATTTTACTGGGGTTTTTAAGTAGAACCCGGCGATCCAAAAATTCCAAGCGGATCCGACCAGCCAAAGCTGTAGCGCTCACGGGACTTGTATCTCACGTTTCCGGTGTCAAAATCACCGTCCATTGAATTTGCCAACGCTGCACGTTCAAAATGCTTCAGGCCGTTGGGCACATCGGTCATCAGGAACCATGCATTGCTATCAGTCAAGAAGTGGTTAATGCAATACCCTTGTGGGATAGAGCCGTTGTTCTTCAAGGCGTTGATATCGTTGTCGGCAGTGCCAACACGTAGATTGGTTTCCAGCAAGCGGGTTGCAGTGAACTGCAATGCTGGCGGGATGACCAATTTTTTGGGCTGTGCTGCGATCAGAAGACCGCGCTCATCAGTCCAAGCAGCAATCTGAATAACTGCGTTTTCCAACGAAGTCTCATTCAAATCGGCTGCGGTTGCAGGACGGTTGCTGTTGGTTCCACCAGACACCAGAGGGTGAGAAGTAGAAATTAAAGCAACTCCGTCACCACCCACATATGCGCTACTAAAAGCGTTGTTGAGGGTTGCAGCGGCCTTGACTTGCTTGGTATACGCCATTGCACGGGCCAAAGCCTTGGTGTAACGGGCAGACAGCGAGTCATACAGGTTGTCCTCAACAGCCTCTTCGGTGATAGAGAAGCCAAGAGCGATAGTCTCGTGGTTGTACCGAGCTGTAAACGCTTCCTGTGCATTGTCATAAGCAATGGCAGAACCCTCGTTTTTGACTGGTGCAGCGGAGAATCCCGACAGCTTGGTCTCTTCTTCAAAAGAACGCTCTGATTTTTCAGTCTCATAAATCTCTTTATGTTCCTGTTGGTAGGTTGTGTATTCCAAACCAAACAAAGCGTTCAGACCGGGAAGGAGTTCCTTCAGTAGTTGTGCGCGTGAAATAGCCATGATTTATGCTCCTTATACGCCGGTTGAGTTGTTGTACTGATGCATAGTCGCATTGATTTTCACGATTACCTCGGGAAAATTGTCAGCAGCCGTAGCGGTGTCCCGCACCACATCAATAATACGAATAGGCAACGTGTTGGTTGTTGCAGTAGAGTCCAAAAGAGCCACGGCTGAGTTACCAGTCGTAGTTGAACCTGCGTTCTGTACCAACGTGGCGTTATTTCCGATGGAGGTAATACCCACACCAGAGATAACAGTTGTGCCAGACACGACCGCCACTTGGAACAGCGTATCGGGATCATCAGCGACCACAGCGAAGATTTTAGTCCCCGAAGCAATTGCCTGACTAGCTGGATAGAACTGTTGCTGCTGGATTTGCCCAGTTGAACTGTTGGTAAAACTCACACCCATAAACACACCGCAAGGCGTGGCAGTGGTTGTGCCCGTGTCTTTTTGGATTGTGCCGTCAGAAATGCGTTTTACCAAGTCACCAAAGAAAATGTTTGTGGCATAACCACTTGCAATTTCCATCAAGCGGGTTGCACCCGCAAATACCTGTCCACCGATTAGGTTTACAGGCTTTAGACCGTAAGGGGCCGAGACTGTAGGATAAGCCATTTAAAACTCCTGTTATTTAGAACCAGAACCAAATCCTTGTCCACGAGTGCTTGTAGATTTTCGGTCTGCAAACAGAGGCATACGAGGGTCGTTGTTCCGCATAAAACTATTATCCACTGACTCCATCTGCTCAGATGCGTGTTTGTCATAGTACTGCTTTCGGGCCTCTGTGCGGTCGGATGGCTGTTTGCATAGCATCAGTCCACCGATTTCCACATTGCCGTTGGCACTACCAACAATCATCAGTTCAGGATGGTCTACTGCTTTTACTGGCTCCCAACCATCTCGCATTTGGCGAGATACATTGGTGTGGTGTGCTGTTCCGTTTACATGCGTTGCAATCCAACGGAACGAGTACCCCGGTTCAGGAGTCGGGTCTGGCAGTGAAGAGGGCGGTACATAGACCGTCCGTGCATTTTTATCGCGTGACACTAGGTCGCGGGGGGTACGAGCATCAGCCATTTTGATTCTCCAGTTTAGCTACTTGAACAGCATATTGTTGAGGGGTTAGTCCAAACTTCTTAGCCAACGCCATCTGCGTTAACGTAAGCTGAACTTTCTTTGGCCCCGACGAACGAGTCGCAGAGGCTACAACAGATGAAGGTCGAGTGCTTCGTGCTTCACGCCCCCCAAATGCTTCTGGGAAGGTGCTCCGCATCCGGGCATCAATACGTTCAAAATACTCATCCGAGCGGGGGTCTACCCCCGAATTCACTAGTTTTTGGTGCAGCCCTAGTGAAAAGCTGGTTAATTCTTCGTTTCCCGCAGCGCCAAACCACTGGTTTTTTGCTTGCCAGCGCAAGGTTTTGTCATCAAGTTCGGGCGCTACAGGTTCCGATTTCCGTATTTGTACACTATCTGAAGCCGTTTGTAAAGGGGCCGGTTTAAAATTTTCTGCTGAAATCATTCTCAGCTTGGCATCTGTCAACGCTTCCTGTGCCGCAATGATAGCATCAGTATCAAAAGCCTCCTGTGCTGCCTTGTAGTTACGCCTTGCAGTCTCAAGTTCGCTGCCAACCGCCTGTTTTACGGTTTCTGCGTACTGTTTGGCCCCAGTATTGGCGTATTCTTTCAGTTGCCGGTTCTCATCTAGCAACTGTTGGGCAAGATTCTCAAGTTCCTGCTTTTCTCGGATTGTAGACTCTTTGGCACGGCGCTCATCGTGTCTGGCATGGGTCAATTCCTTGATCCTACCCTTCACTTTGTCCGAATATGAGTTGATTTCCTCATCTGTGGGGTCTTCAACGGGTCGGTCAAGGGCTTGTCGGCCCCTGTCTTGGGCTGGGGTGTCATCTACAACCTCAATTTCGACCTCAATCTCTTTTTCATCAGCTTTCGCTGCAATTTCATCAGGAAATTCAAACTTTTCAGCCATTTTCTACTCCTCAAGCACGAGTTAAGCCTCGCGGATCTTGCACAACAGCGTCTACTTGGTCATCGTTAAGCAGACGGAACTCTTTGCCGTAGATTTTGAAGCGTGTACCAGAATACGTTCTGACCAAAACAAAATCTCCAGCCTTACACCACGCACCACCGGGGAACTTGACCTGATCTTTGTACGCATCGGGGCCAATTTTTACAACAAAGAGCACGGTGGTGGCGTGTTCCTCTTGCCGCATGTAGGGATCGGCTTTGACAATGCTGGAATTCTCAAAAGTTTTTTCTACATCAGGTACAACACACAACAATTTCCAACCTGTGGGGTCGGGTAGCTGTGTGGCTTTCTCTTCTTGGGACGCATCTTCACTAGGGTTTTCCCTAGGTCGGATGGTTTTTGGCAAACTAATGCCGGGTGGAAGAATCAGATTACTCATTGGCGCTTTCTACTTTCTCAGCAAGGTCAATTAAATAACGCTCTGCGAGAGCTAGACCCTGAATAGTCCCGCAGAGTTTTTGGTACTCTTCAAAATTGCGACAAGCACCCCCCGCCAAGTCATCGGCGTAGTTGTTCATGTCGGTACGAATCTTTTCGCGCAGTACCCGCACAAAATCTTGGATCATGTTGGTTCTTTCGGTTGTTGCGTGGCTTGCGCCCTGCTCTTGGCAACATCAATACCCATTCTGACCCCAGCCTCTTGTTGCTGCGCTGACAGTTTGGCTTTGCTATCTTGTATCTGCGCCCCAACTTTCATCCCGGCAAGCTGGCTCTGCAATTGAGCTTTCTGTTGCTCCAGTTTCAGTTTGTCAGCCTGTGTTGTGGCGTCCACCAAAAGCTTCTTCTCTTGCATAGCGGCCTGTTGAGCCATTTGTTGATTTTTAGCTTGTAGCTGCTGCATGGCAATTTGATTCTTCATCTGGGAGTCTTGGGCTTTAAGCTGCAACTCCTGCTGCTTAATCTGAAGCTCCATCTGCTGCATTTGAATCAACGGGTCTTGTTGATTCTGTTGTGCTTGCTGTTGAGCAGCCTGTGCTTGATTTTGTTGCAAGACCTGTTGAGCAGCTTGAGCCATCATTCCCGACAACGCAGTTTCAACCTCCGGTGGAAGCTTCTCATCTTGCGGAGGCAACGGCATCCCTAGCTGTTGTTCAATCTGTTGTCGGTACTGGAACCCGACATGCTCTGCAATATGAGCCATCATGGCTGACTGAATAAGAGGAGCCTTGGGATTTTGACCAATCAATTGAGTAACTGATGGGTCTTGCATCATCGCCATGTGAACGCCGATGTGCGATTTCTGATCCTGATAGGAGAACGCCTTGACCGGCTCTCCCTTGATGATCATCATGTTCTCAGTCACCGGGTCTGTTGGTTTCTGGTCGTCTGGTAGGGGGACTAGCTTTTCTGCGTTCTTAATCCCCAAGACCTCCAGCATGTTGCGGTGCAACTGAGGCAGGTCATAAATATCAGGGGCCATCTGCGCCATCTGAATCACAGCTTGGTACTGAACAACCCGCTGGCTCATGGTGGCTGCATTGGGATCACTGACCGGAATGACATCTACATCGTCGTAGTCTTCTTTCTTGGCCTTCCTCTCACCCACCTCTGGCTCATATGAATAGTCAGGGTCGGTGTAGTCGGCAATGATCCGGGCCAGCAGCTTCAGTTCTTGTTTAAACGCAGCATGAACCCTAGCCTGCACTGCGGTCATCACCTTGAGTTGGCGCTCCAGCAAAGCCAGCGTTGTGCCTACCGGCGACTGACCCGACATGTCGCTGATCTTTAAATCTGCGGTGGCGGCAAACCTACGGCCTTCCTCGACGATGTTCCCCAGCAGGGTGTAGAGAACTTGGCTCGGCTCTTTATATGGCAGGGGCAGGATGTTGTCCCGCATGACCCCCGAGCCAATATCTACATCTCGCCATTCACCGGGGGCAATGGGGGTGTCATCTCCCTTGATTCGGAGTCCTCGGGTCTTGAGACCACCCGGCAAGTTGGACAGTGTTCCTGCGTCCACAAGCTGTCGCATAATGCTGGTAGCCGACTTCGCAAACCCTCCGATGAGGTGGAAAAGGCCGAAGCCGTAAGCCCCAAAACCCGGGATGTATTGGTAGTGAACAAAGTGCTGTCGTTTAAGTCGGAGGTCGTCATCTTCTTCCCAGTTGCGGCGAATTGCCAAAACATCGCCCGTACCCTTGATCAGGGTGACTACATAGGGCAGCATAATCCCGGTTTCATCACCCTCTTTGTCGGTGTCCTCAAACCCTTTTAAATCAAGGTCTGCATGAATTTCATACAAGATAAAACGGTCATCGTTTAAATCACTGAACCCGGTCTCTTTGTCCTTGGCCTTCTCAATGTCGGTGGTCTCTTTGGTTGGGTCACCAATGTCACATTCCCGGTAAAACCCAGCGGATTGCAGCTTCAATATCTCATTCTTGGTCTTGTGCATCACATGGGTGACGCGATAGCAAGACTGAATGTCTGATGCGCCATAGGGCAACAAGATGTCTTCTGCCGGGATAAATATGGATATCTGCCTGCCAAGGCTGGGGTCGTAATAGACCTTCTTGAATGCGGAGCCTGTAGCAGGTAGGCTCCACAGCATCCTCTCATGCTCTGCCCTGAACTCAACCATCTTCTCGGTCAGTTGGTAGTTCATGTCTTCCCGAACCCTGACCGCCGACTCCTTCTTCTCCTTAGTCTCTTTACCAATAATCTTGGTCTTCACCGGGCCAGCAGCCGGGAAGGTTTCGGTGATAGTCTCCGATTGAAACCTGACCACTGCCTCTGTAATCATGGGATGAAACACCCCACAAGCGCCGTTCCACGGCTCTGTTCGCTCTTCATACTGCAAACCCAACAGCTTCAAGCCCTCGGTGTAGGCTTTCTCCCAATCCTTGCGCCCTGCCTTGTCATTGTCAATTTCTGAAGTCAGGTCAGAACTGAGGGTCTGCATTGCCCCCTCAGTCATTTCATCTGCAAGATTTGCCGAGAAATCTTCTTCACCCATTGCATCGGGGTCAAGCTCAATCTCCATGCCGTCTATGCCAATCTTCACTGACTCCGGGTCAACAATCTCTATCTCAATTGCCTCATCACCCATGTCATCCAAACCCATAGGGGCTTGGTACAACGCTTTATCAATGTTGGTTGCCATTCGGTATCCTTAATAGTATGCAGCTTGTCTGCCGCGCCTGAATATTCTAGGCTCTTCTTTCTCATCCGACTCCAACGAGATAAACCCACCTTGGCGGTAGCGTAGTAGCGCTTGTGTGGTGGTGTCCACGTAGTCGTCGTGTTCTCCCACAGGAAACGCTGCCATTTCTTCTATGACTTCCCTAGCCCACCGGGTGTCTGGAGCCCATACTTTACCCGAAGTGAACAGGTCGGCTACGGCGTTCATCCGCACCATTTTGTCGTTTCCCCGGCTGGGGGTGAACTCTTGCACGGGTATGCCCATTGCCCGAAGTTCCTGAATCAGAGGAGAACCTGCGGCTTTCTTCTCCACAATAATGCTATCAGGTTCCCAATCTTTCCAGTGTTTTAGTGCTACCGCTTTCAATTCCGGGAAGGCCATCCGGTCTTTAAACGCATCCAGCAGTATGAGTTGGGGGGAGCCGTTTTCTTCGTCGTTGTACCAAATCCCCCATGTCGTACACGCACTGTAGTCAGCGGTTGTCTTGGTCTCAAAGGCGGTGTCCCACGACTGTATGATGTACTCACATTTGGGCGCATCGTCATGGGGCCAGACCCGCCAATCCTTACGGGAGACCACTGCCGACATGTCTGAGGTGGGCTGTTGCATGTACTGTGCGTTCCAGTACCGGGGCTCCAAGCTGGCTTTGGTCGTCTCCAGCAATTCTATGGGCCACTGTTCAGGCCACAAGGCTTTGCCAGAAGGTAGGATGGCGGGTAGCTCCACAATCTCCCACGGCGTGGAATCCGGGTTCTTGGTCTGGTAGTCAAGCAGCCGCCCGGTCAAGTCCAGTAGTGACCAACGGGTCATTACCACAATAATGGCTCCCCCCGGCATTAGTCGTTGTAGCGGCCCGGTCTGGAACCATGACCATGCGGTATCAAACGCCAAACGGCTGTTGACCTTTATGTCTTGCTCCGAATGCGGGTCATCAATGACGAATAGGTCAGCGCCGCGCCCAGCAAGTGCACCGCCAACACCCGCTGCGTAGTATTGGCCCCCGGCTGTAGTTGACCATTTACCGGCGGCTTTTTGGTCACTGGCAACAAGGGTGTGGGGGAAGATTTCATGGTATTCCTCCGAATCAATCAAGTTACGTACTCGTCTGCCATAGTCTTCGGACAGGGACGCTGTGTGTGTCCCCATGATAATTTTCTTTTCTGGGTACTTACCTAAAAAATACGCAGGAAACAAGTAAGAGGCAAATTCCGATTTTCCGTGCCGGGGGGCTATGTTAACGATCACCCGTTTCTTGTTACCCTCAATCACATCCGTAAATATCTTTGCCAGTTTGCGGTGATGGGGGCCAATCTTAAATCCGGGGTACACACCTTGAGCAAACCCCAAGGGGCTGTGTTTGGCGGCAGTCAGTCTGGCGCGTTGCTCACGAATACTCAGGTCATCAAACAGTTCAATCTTGTCCTGCAATGACATGGATGGCAAAGCGCGTTGCAGCGCTTCCAGTTCCACTTTACTTAGGCTGGTCAGCGTCTGTAGATTCATTAACTGGGACATCCACTACGTCAATCACATGCATAAACTTGTTTAGCTTTTCTTTGATGCGCTGCTCCAGTTCGCTATCGGACATGTCGGTTTTCTTAATCTCCACACGTTCCGTAAATAGCGCTACCTCAGTTACCTTGCCCAACATCTCCAGCGCTTTGAGTCGGAAGCGGGTGTCGGGGTTTTTGGTTTCTTCAAGTATCTGTGACACGGCGTAGCCGCGCAGTTCTTTGGCCTGTTCTACAAACGCCCAATCGTATGCGGTCAACATCCCTACCAGATGGCGCACCGCTTGGGGTGTCTTGACGTTGGTAAGCGCTAACTTAGTATTCTGGGGTGGGCTTCCCGCAGCCATTGTGGCAAACGCTGCACGTACCGCCTGCGAGTCCGCAGCCGTTTCAATCTCTTCGTCTGGAATAGCGCCAAGCTGTTTCAACCAATCTGCCGTTTTAACTTTGGCGTCGATGATGTCCGCAACCGATTGGTTTGCAATAGGAGTTACCACACTCCCGGCTGGGGTGTTTTCTATTTCGGGGTGGTATTCCCCGTTGATGAGGTGGTTAAACATAGGCAGTGCGTAATAGTGTACACTTCTTTTTGAGTGGCGGTAGTTTCCGTTGCTTCTCCTTGATAGGCAACCCTATCTTTACCCCCCCGCACTGGGGGGTTTTTTTATGGGTATTTGTCTAACATTAGACATAGTATGGGCTGGTTTTTTATAATTTTTGTGGGGTAGGGGTTTTTGTTTGGAAGGGGGGGTGGTGTGGGCTTGTCGTTGCGGATTTGGGGAAAATGTAAATTGGCATGTTTTGCAGCTTTGTGGATTATGGCTGTGGATTAGTGTTGTTGTATGAGCGGTGCTGCTTGGCCCAAAAGGGGGGCTGGGGGTACAGTGGGGTCTGAGATTACTGCATTTCCACGCTCCTGAGATTGCTGCAAATACCCCTCATGGTATAATAGAGGCATCGGTTGGGGGTTCTAGCCGATAGAGGGAGAATGGTTCTCCCTCTGGTTTATCAATGTAATCAGGAAACTATCATGTCAATCAAATCCGCAGTAATCACATCGTTTATCAGTGCTAACTCAGTGGCTTACGACAAAGCCGCCGTAATCTTCCACAACATGGAGACTACGGGGGAAACATGGGTAACAGCACTTGCTGCCGCCGGTGTTATCGGGTCAGACGTCAAAGTCTTTGCTACAGTATGGGTAACAAAGGTATCAAATGTGATGCCCCATGACTATCGTGGCACATGGGTATTCACCAAGGACTCAGCAGAGCACAGCAGAGTCAAGTACTTGTGCGCCGTGGCATCTGGTGCGACGACACGCAAGGCCGGTACACGCAAGAGCGCCAAGGTTGACCCGGTTGACGCAGTGCTCAAGGCATACAAGGCGCTGACCACGGCACAGAAGCGTGCCTTCATTGCGGCTATCTAAGCTGCTACCAATCAGAGGGAGAACTGTTCTCCCTCTACTTTTAGGACTCTCTCACAGCGCATCCGCAAGGGTGTGTTGTGGGGGCAATCTTGCCCTGACTGTAGGAGATATCAATGAACGTAGCACTTGGAATTATTGGCACGGCTTGCGTGGCCGTAGCCTTGGGTCAGCTTGTCCCCGAGGGGATGTGGTTGTGGCTGGCGGTCTTGGGATGGGGATGTTGCACCCTGACCTTGGCCTTCGTCTGGGACTGAACACTCTATAGCCCTGTGACAGGGGGCTATGTAGTGCGCTGTTAGAGGGAGAACTGTTCTCCCCCTGAGTGTCACTGAGGAGTTAATCATGAAAACCACCATCATGGGTGTTACGTACACCATCATCCGCCGCCAACCTTTGCGTAATGACCCATCGTACTGGGTCATCCATGCCGTGAGCACAGACGGCAGAACCACGGCGCACAGCAGCACCGAGGCGTTCCTCGGGTGGGCGGAGCGTGAAGGCATGGCCCAACGCTCCGAACGCCGCCCTATGGGCGTGATGAAGGCCGCACTTTTAAGCGCAGGTTTGCAGTAATCTCGCCCGAGGGGGGTGGCCCACCTTTTTCCTGCAATGTCCAAGACTAATGGGCGCTGTACAGGAAGTGGGCTACCCCTAAGTTGTTGTTCTATAAGCGTTTCCAACAGGTGGTGTCCTATATATATAATTAAATAGATTTACTTTATATATACAGCAATCTCCTTTTATCCATTCGTTCTTTCTTTTGCGTTTGGTTTAATAGAAGATTACAAGGGCTTTAGTTTATTTTAAAATCATGCTACACTTGGGACAGTAACCACGCGAACCCTTGTGCCACAAGGGTTTGAGGGTAGCCCACCTCCTGTCCTAGCACCTTTAGTCTGGGACATCGTTAGACATTTACTGGGCCACCCCCCACCCAAAAAGCAGCGGGAGAACGGTTCTCCCCCTAAAAAGGAGCCGAAATGGTTGAATCTTACGCAGCGCTAACACCAAAAGCGTTAGCAAACCACCTTGCCAAGCGCAAGGTTCCGCTTGTTATGGTGCAAGCCATACAAGAGCGTGCTGCCCAACAGCGTGCGTTCAAGCGCTCCGACACGGGCACTAGGCGAACGCATAAGGAATTGTGGGGCAATCTGCTGTTCCCCCTGCGTTATGAGCGCAACAATGTGAAGGCTGGCATCAAGTATGCCGGTGGTGACGCACGGGGTGAAGCAATGCACAGTTATCTCATTGTGCTGGAGGAACTGCTCTACCGGCTGAACATGCACGCCACAGCCCGTATCCTGACCCCACGCCAACTGTGCAAGGAACGCAACGAGTCGGGCCGAGGCGCACACATACCCAATGCAGGAACCCATTGGTCGGATTGGGTTCCGCAGCACATCAAACTGAGGGTGTGTGTCCTGTTCGACGCCATACCCTATAAACAGCGTGCGAAACGCAAGCTACCTTTCCAGCGTGCCATACCCCCGCCGCTGTACAGCAGGCTGTACGTAGCCCTTGGCTTGCGTACGCAGGGGTTCCTGAGCGCAGCACAGCGCAAGCATGCCGTTGCGCCCACTGAGGAGACAGCCGCTACTGTTGCAGCCATACAACACGCGCTGGTGGTCTTGCAAGAGTGGCCCCGCAACACAGCCCTGCCCTACGCATGGCAGAGCCTTGCGGCAACCAGTATCAAACAGAGGGAGAACGGTTCTCCCCCTAACCTAGGAGAGTGAGATGAAGACAGTATCAATTGGCATATTCAACAAAGAGGATGTGTTCATAACGGTGTGCACGTTGACCAACAACGGGGGGCACATGCCCGAGCCCGTATTCGAAGCGCTCGTTGAGCGTACAGCCCTCGGGTTGTCCGCTCATCTGGGCGAGTGGGACACGATAGTCATGGAGCGCCAAGACGCCCCGGACTGCGTAGACACAGAGTAAGAATCCGTTGCCGGTACGGTTTACCGGTATGTTAGTTATCAAGGAAACAAAATGAAAATCTACATTAGTGATTGTGGGATTGTGCTCAAGGCACAGATCGTGGACAGCATTACGTACGTGCAGGTCACGGGTACGCTGGACGAGGGGTACACATGGCTGCGTTGGAGAGCGGACACCGTACCGTTCTCCACCCCGGCGTTCACACCAGAGCAGACCGGCCTGCTGAAGACACTCAGCCCCGAGGTGTACGGGCAGTTGCTCAACAACATGGTGGAGCCGCTCTCGTTGGCAGCATCACGGCGCATGCGTGCGCTGTACCGCCGTTGGGGTCAGAGAGAAAACACCTCCCGTCCAGTGGCACATTGCCGGGGGGCCACCTTTTTCTTTGACACCTACGGTGTCGCCCGGTTCAAGGCAATGAAGGAGATGTGTCGTGACCTCAACGTGCATGTCAAAGCGGCCATCCAAGGTGACGAGGATGCGCTAGTCGAGTTCATCGTGGAGAACGATGGGAGCGACCTGATCGAACGGGTGTTCCCCAAGATAAGCCATCTCGTTGACGAGTGCTTGGCTTTGGCAGACTGCGGCCACATCACCCGGCCCGATGACATGACAGATGTGCACCGCACCTCAAGGAACTCCAGCACCATGTGCTTGGACTGCCGCAGCAATCAGGCGGTGTACTGCGAGGACGCAGAGGAGTACTACTTAGAGTCTCGTGCCTACCTCCACAGCGATGACAATTGGTATACGTACGAAGAAGAGCGGGAGGAGGAGGAGGAGGAGGAGGAAGAGGAGGAGGAGGAGTGTGACCACAACGGGCACTCCATGAGCTACTCGGCATGCGTCTTGAAGTATGCCTCGGCAGATGCCAGCATCCACAGTTCCAAGTACGGGGACTTCACGCTAGGCATTGAGTTGGAGATGGCCCCGGGGCGTGCGTCTAGGTACGATGCCATTGAGGATGTGCGGAACCAGCTTGGGCATGACTACTGCATCATCAAGGACGATGGCAGCATCAGCGGGGTCAATGGCTTTGAGGTAGTGACAGCCCCCCGTGGTCTGAAGGAGCACATCACACGCTTCAAGGCATGGGATGTCAACAAGGCTTATCGTGCTTGGGATGTGGAGAAGTGCGGCACGCATGTGCACATCGACTCCCGTGCCTTCACTGAGTTGACCCTTGGCAAGTTCCTCATGTTCATCAACTCCAACAACAACGCCGACTTCATCCGCAATATAGCAGGCAGGCATCCGCTCAAGGACAGCCAAGCGAGGGAGTACTGTGCCAATGAGGAGCAGGGCATCTTGGACAACCCCAAGCAGGCCATCCTCGGCAAGACGGCACAGCGCTACTACATGGTGAACCTGAACAACTTGGCGTATGACGAGTCACGGCGCTTAGGGTTCAAGAGTACGTACACAGAGGGCAAGTACAACACGATAGAGCTACGCATCTTCCGGGCCACACTCAAGAAGGAGCGCTTGCTTGCACAGATAGAGTTCACCCATGCCAGTGTGCACTTCTGTCGCAATGCGAGTTTCCGCGAACTCAACGGCACAGAGTTCGTGGCATGGCTCAAGACTACCAACAACGCATACCCACACCTGTCCGATTGGTACGGCACACGCCGCCCCAAGCAGGTTCCCCAGTCCCCTGCACTCGCAACAACTGAATAAGGATATCAATCATGTGCCTCATCATCACTGGCAAGTCTGCCAAGATTCGCAACACCCTGCTCAACACAGCCGGGTTACTCGACACCATCTACACATCCAACCCTGACGGGATTGGGCTGATGTACAGCACCGCCAAGGGGCTCAAGACCGTCAAGGTGTTGCCCAAGTCGGCGGCAGATGCACGCGCCATCATCAACAAGATACCCAAGGATGCCCGTGAGATGGCGATCCACTTCCGCTGGGCGACACATGGCAAGACAGACTTGCATAACTGTCACCCGTACGATGTCATCCCGGGCTACGTTGCCATGATGCACAACGGCGTGCTGCACACAGGCAATGAGGCTGACAAGGACAAGTCCGACACATGGCACTTCATCAAGGACTACCTGTCAGAGTCGGTGCACATGGCCCCGGAACTGGTGTTCGTTGAGGGGTTCCTTGCCATGATCGCTGAGTTCATCGGGGACAATCGGTTTGTGTTTATGAATGGCGAGGGGCGCATCAGCCATGTCAACAAGGACTCAGGCATCGAGCACGATGGCATGTGGTTCAGCAACACCTACGCATGGAACCCAGCGCTGCTGATACCCACGTACCGATCACGCCATACATCCTCACGCTACCTCGGGTCATGGAACAACACAGAGACAGACGAGGAAGACTATGGGTATTACAGCCGCAGCTTTAACGGGCACAAGCCCCTCTCCGTAGCGCCATCGAAGCCGCTTGTCACTGTGGATGAGATCACCACGCACCTCGATGCATACGATGCGCCGGGTCTGTGCTACTTGCTAGAGGCGTTCCCCAGCACGACCGTGCACCTGCTGTGCAAGAACTTCATCCCAAGCCCCACCTCTGTGGCGTACCGGGACGAGATCAGCGCACACGAGACGGCTGTGTATGACATGCTGCTGGAGCAGGACATGACGGGGTTGCTGACGTACCTGACGCACTCCACCTCCTCCGCTGCCACAGTGGCGGATGTAATCTGTTACTACCTGAACTGGGAGCGATGCGTGAGCACCCGGCCCAGCGTAGCAGCAGCCTGACACCATGCCGGGGGAGACCCCGGCCTTTCAAGAAAGGAAAATAAGTTTGTCCAAGGCTTGACAAACTGTTCAGAGATCGGATACGATAAACATCTAACTATTTTGGAGAAGTGATGAGTAACAATAAACCTGCATGGACTGAGGTTCTTAAACAATGGGAGCCCACCGCTACACCAGTAGCACCAACCGTTTTCCCAGTGACGAACAACGTCACTCGGCAGACGTTTGATTGCGTCAAGAAAAACCCCGGGATAACGGCACAGCAAGCCGTGGCGATGCTGCCCCAACAAAAAGCCAACTCGGTAAAGTCCCTCTTGACGCAGATGGTCAAGAACGGACTGTGCCGCAAGCAAGACGGTGGGTTCTACACCCTTGTTGACGAGTACCTGCCGTTGAAAAGAGCGTATGCCAAATACGCAGCGGTAAAGAAGGTCAAGGCAAAGCCCCCCGCCCCCTCAATGGAGCAACGACTTGCCCCAGCAAGGGAGCAACGACTTGCTACGGCAAGCAACCTGATGCTGTCCCTCAACGTGGTTGAGGCGCGTCTTTTGTACGATGAACTGAAGAAAGTTTTTAACTAAGGATTTATATGGCACACGAACTAACAACCAATCAGCAAGGGCAAGTCGAGTTTGCCTATCTTGAACAAGACGGCCTGCCTTGGCATGGCCTTGGTCAGCCGATGCCCGTGGGGGCAAGCATTGACGAGTGGCGCAGCAAGGCGGGTATGGACTGGCGCATCCAGCGCTCTGAGGTGAGGTTCAACACGAGCCGCACTGAGGAGGTGCTGAAGAAGATGCCCGAGCAGCATGTGCTGTTCCGCTCTGACAACCACGAGGCGCTTGGGCTTGTGTCCAAGAAGTACCAAGTGGTGCAGCCCAGTGAGGTGATTGAGTTCTTCCGAGACATCGCCAAGGCCGGGGGTCTGGAGTTGTCTGCGGCAGGGACGATCTACGGGGGCAAGCGCTTCTGGGCCACAGCCAAGATCGGCGAGGCAAGTCCGACCAGTATTAAAGACAAGATCAGCGGGTTCCTGCTCATCAGCACCAGCGCTGATGGCTCACTGGCAACCGAGGTGAGGCGCACAACTGTACGCACTGTGTGCTCCAACACGCTGGCTATGGCGATGGCGGATGCCCACGCATCTGTGCGAGTCACGCACAAGTCGGTGTTTGACCCGGCAGCAGTGAAGAAGTTCATGGGACTCAACGAGGCTGCGTGGGCAGCGTTCAAGCATCAGGTGGTGCGGCTGGCTAACAAGCCTGTCGTCCTTGAAGAGGCAGAGCAGCTAACCGCCTTCATACTAGGCGGGGGGGAGCGCGTACAGGCGACAGCAGGGTACAACAAGATACTCGACCTGTTCCAAGGCGAGGCCAAGGGGTCTAGCCTTGAGGGTGTGCAGGGCACAGCGTGGGGGTACATCAACGCCGTGACTGAGTATGCCGATTGGTTCTCACGGGCACGTAGCCAAGAGAACCGCTTTGTGTCCGCACAGTGGGGGCCGGGTGCTGACCTCAAGCAGCGTGCACTGGACGCTGTGTTAGCTGTGTGATTAACCGGGGGCTTCGGCCCCCATAACAGGAGAAGCAATGATTACATTTATCAAGAACTATTTCCGTAGACCCACTCCACTGGAAATGATCGCCAAGGAGTTGTCTGTCGCCCACTTGTGCAAGCTGGAAGCAGAGACAGCGGTGGACTACGCCGTGTCTGTGGTGCGCTACAACGACACCCGCATCAAACGGCTAGAACAACACATCAATAACCACAAGGAGCAGATATGAAAGACGACCATCGGATTGAGAATATTAGGGAAATCATATGGAACAACAAACGTGTACGAGCGTTTGACTCCTACGATAAGGACAATGTTTTTGAAGGTACTTTTACTGCGTCACTACGCACTCCGAAACACGCACTGTGGGAAGGGGTTGAAAAAATAACAGGAGAAACATATGAGCATTCCTGATAACGAGAGAGCGGCTATGGTAGTGCTTGTTAGCAACCCGCTGGTACAGCAAGCGATTGAAGCCCGAAAAAATAAACCCGAGTCAGTGTGGCTTGCTCATTCTTTTGAAGAAGCAGAAGCTAATGCAAACCTATTTACCAAGACACAATTACCTATCACCAACCCCGAACGCAAGCGCAACCTGATAAGAGCGTTTGACCGAGCAGCTAAATCACGGGAGACATACCATGTATGACGATGGCGACTATGGTGGCATTGATGAGTTCATGTATTGGGTGACGCTTGTCATCCTGTTTCTGATGACCGTTGTCTTTCTGGGTGCTGTTGCAGGATTTATCTGGGGGATGCTATGAACACTGAGGACGTTATCCGTCCCGACTGCATTTTGCCGAGGCCATCAGAATAAGGGGAAACAAATGAAAGAAGAATGGCTATTGCAAGGGGCCATAGTCCCGATAGATGCAGCAACTACCACTGCACTTGTTGCTGAAATCAAACGGCTGATTGACGTTGTTGGCGGCATGGCCTTGGAAATTTTTAATCAAAACGAAATGCTGGAGCGCCAAACAGCCCGTATCGTTGACTTGCAGACACACATTGAAAACTTTGAAGGGGAAGAACATGACAGAACTTAAATCAAAGCACAGTGCAGCGCAGAAAAAGCTGATTGACAAGCTGACCGATGAGTCAGACACGCTGCTGATCGTGTACCAAAGAGGGTACGCCGATGGCAAGGAAGCAGCATGGCGCAAACCGCTCGATGATGTGCAAATTGATGCGCTGCGTTTAAATCTTGAGGTTGACATTGACTACTTGTGGGCACGTAAATTTGCCCGAGCCATCGAAGCCGCCCACAACATTAAGGATGGGACATGAACAACAGAGAAGTAATGCAGCAGGCGCTGGAGGCGTTGGAGAGTGGGCTAGCATTTGCTGCGGATGCCCCTGTTTTACAAAACCTACGCACCGCGCTGGAGCAGCCTGAGCCACCACCAGAATGGGAGGTCATCAAGAACATCCTCAGCGAGTACGGGTTAGACGCGATTGCTTTTGTTGCCAACTGGAAAGCAGCACAACAGCAAGCAGAGCCGTGGGGCTGGTACTCTGCCAAAGCAGACGATTTTATGACTCATTCAATCCGCAAAGAACATGAGCGTTTGGGTAGCCACACGTTTAAAAATGGCAAGTTTGATTTGCCGCTTTACACGCACCCAGCCGTTGGAAGCCAAACTCAAGGAGAAGAACAGTGACTGAATACTTTCACCCCGCCTTCCCGAGGCTGTACCGCATTGGTGGTGAGTACTTGCCGGGACTAGCTAACCTATTCGGGGCGCATGAGTGCCATGAGGGTAAGGCGCATGACATTGAAGATGGCAAGTGCACCAAGTGCGGTGTACATGTAAAGGAGAAGAACACATGATTAAGCGAGTGTTTGACGACAACGATCTGGCAACGTACTACTGCACCCTGTGCAACAGGCCGTTTAAACCATTGCAAGAAGCTAATGAACATGCAAGGTTCTGCAGTCAAGCTGTGCCAACGCAACCTGTATTTCGATCCTACACAACAGCGGCAACCTTTGAGCTAGAAGATGATGACATCCAAGACTACAAAAAGCCGTGGGCAGGGCTGACGGATGAGGATTTAAAACTATTATCTGCTGAATGGCGAATTGTTTATGGCGCATGGGTGGATGACTTTGCGCGAGATATTGAAGCCAAACTCAAGGAGAAGAACACATGACAGGCTTTAACTCAAAACGCGAAGCATCTCATCAAAAATTAAATTACGAAGTTGTTGGTGATGAGGTAGTCAAGGTTGGTAATTTAGATGAGCCTATATTTAAATATAGAGAAGATACCTATAAAGTCCCTAGATGTTTTAATTCTGTTGTTCAATGGAGAGATTGGCAAAAAGCAGCTAGGGCTTCAAATCCCGGTAGTAGCGGTTACTGCACAGACTGCACGTTTAAATACAAAAACCAAATGGTAAAAGAAAACCGTTGCAACTTTCCAACAGTTAAGTTTAAACTTACTGAAGATGGAGGCGTTGAAGGAGTTAGAGAAAAACTATGGTTTGAAAAAAACACATGAGATGCCCCATATGTAATGCACCAACTGATGTAGAAGACTCACGACAAAGAAAGGAAACCAACAGTGTTATCAGAAAACGCAAGTGCTTCAACAACCACATCTTCAAGACGGAAGAAAAAATCCAAGGAGATAAACTTCTACGACCCGTTCAAGCGGGTAGACCCCAAGCTGCTGGAGCAGATGTACCGATTAGCGCAGAAGGAAAAACTTAAACAATTACCAGACGCATTACTATGAACGGCATACCCACATTCAGTGCTTGGGACAGGGCAACGCTCGACGATTTTGCGCGGGATGTTTACATCAAGCTGCTACAGCAGCAAGAAACGATTGAGCAGTTGACGCTGGATAAGAAAACCATCTTTGAAGCGTACCGCATGTTAATAAAAGGGACTTCACATGACGCCTGAAGCAAGAGTTAAAAACGGAATCAAGAAGCTGTTGGACGCCCATGAGGTGTACTACTTCATGCCAGCAGCCAACGGATACGGACGCGCAGGGATACCCGACATCGTGTGCTGCATCAACGGGTGCTTCCTTGCGATTGAGTGCAAGGCGGGTAAGGGAAAAACAACAGCCCTGCAAGACAGGGAGTTGGTAGCCATCCACAAGGCAGGAGGTAGCGCTGTGGTTATCAACGAGACTTCCCTGCACACATTGCAGGGAATCATTACAAACATCAAACAAAGGACAACTACATGGACTTAGAAACTGAACGCATGCACGCCATGCAGAATGAGATGAACGAGCGTATTGAAACGCTGTCAACGGAGGAGAAAGCACATCTGGCAGAACTCATACTTGTGCTAACCCGATGCTACGGCACTGAAGCAAACTGCGCCGTGGTGCTGTCCTACAGCAACGGCAAACTTTCAATCATGTCAATGAACAATACAGAGCTAGAAGCGCATACGCTTTGCAAAGATGCAGCAAGCATATTGGCCGACAGCTTGGGCAGCAACAACCAACCGAAGGATATACATTGAGCCAACCATACGACACCATCCTGACCATCGACTTTGAAACCCGATGGGACAAGGCCGACTACACCCTATCCAAGATGACCACCGAGGAGTACATACGTGATACTAAATTCCTTGCATTCGGAGCATGCATACATGAGTATGGAAGTGACGGAGTTATTCAATGGTATGGAAGAGACGAGCTTCATCGAATCCTATCAACATATGACTGGACGCGAACAGCAGTCCTTGCTCATAACGCTCAATTCGATATTGCCATACTCGAATGGGTATACGGAGTGCACCCCTGTTTCATCTTCGACACCCTGTCAATGGCGCGAGCTTTACGGGGCGTGGAGGTTGGCAATTCCCTCGCCAAGCTCGCAAGCGATTTTGGCCTTCCCCCCAAAGGGACAGCCGTATATTCTACGGATGGACTGGCCGTCCTTGAGCCTGAGACAGAAAGAGAACTTGCTGAGTATTGTAAGCACGACGTATATCTCTGCGAACAAATATTCAAAAGACTCGCGGAGGGCTACCCTGCAAAGGAACTACGACTCATCGACATGACGCTGAAGATGTTCACTGACCCCACGCTGGTGCTTGACCCGGACATGCTGGCCGATGCACTGCTGGATGAGAAGGAGCAGCGGGAGGCACTGCTGTTGCGGCTCAAGATTACCGAGTCTCAGTTGGCATCCAACCCGCAGTTCGCCCTCATACTGAACGAACTCGGTGTGCCCACGCCATACAAGACGAGCAAGACCACAGGTGAGCAGACCTTGGCGCTGGCTAAGACAGACGCGCTGTTCCAAGCCATGCTCAACGGAGACAACGAAGAGGTGGCGCTGCTGTGTGAGGCTAGGCTGAAGGTGAAGTCCACATCCGAGCGCACACGGGCACAACGCTTCCTTGAGATCAGCACACGGGGCACATTGCCTGTGCCGCTGTCCTACTACGGAGCCTCAACGGGACGCTGGACAGCCGCAAGGGGGAGCGCCATCAACATGCAGAACCTCAAGCGGGGGAGCTTCCTACGCAAAGCCATCATGGCCCCGGAGGGACACCAGTTGGTGGTGGGTGACCTGTCTCAGATTGAGCCCCGGGTGCTGGCATGGCTGGCTGACTACGATGATCTGCTGCACATCTTCAACGCCGGGGGTGACCCGTATGCTGCCTTCGGTGCACAGATGTTCAACATCCCCGGCTTGACCAAAGAGAGCCACCCTGACTTGAGGCAGTCAGCCAAGTCAGCGCTGTTGGGTGCAGGGTATGGGTTGGGTTGGGCCAGCTTTGCTGCACAACTGCTGGTTGGGTTCCTTGGCGCACCACCTGTGCGCTACACCAAAGAGTTTGCCAAACAGTTGGGGGTGACAAGGGAGTCCGTAACTACGTTTGTTGAGTGGGATGACAACGTGGAGAGAATGAGAGCAGTACCGCACACCTGTACCGAGCCAGAGTTGTTGATCCACTGCGTAGCAGCCAAAGCAATCATTGATAACTACCGCAAGACCGCTGCGCCGGTTGTGAAATTCTGGAACATGTGCGGGGAACTGATACACCGAAGCCTGTACAGCGGCAAGGAGTACACGCACAAGTGCCTGACCTTTAGCAAGGGACAGATAAAACTGCCCAGTGGGATGTGCTTGCTGTACCCCAACTTGCGGCGGGGGAAAGACGAGGAAGGAAAGTTGCAGTGGACGTACGGTCTAGATGCGAGTAAGATATACGCTGGCAAGATTACGAACAACGTCACGCAAGGCGTAGCAAGATGCGTGATGACAGACGGGATGCTCCGCGTAGCAAAGAGATACCCCGTCAAAGGCACAGTACACGACGAGTTGATCGCCGTTGTACCGGATGCGGAGGTTGAAGAAGCTAAGACTTGGGTCTTGGAGCAAATGACTATGGAGCCACGGTATCTGCCGGGGATTCCATTGAACGCTGACGGCGGCGCACACCGTAGGTATGGACTAGCCAAAGGGTAATCACATTGAAGATACCAAATAAAATCAAGATAGGCCGACGATGGTACACCATCGAAGTAGTCGAGCAGATGCCAAAAGTAGGGCACATGGGGGACATCGACTATCCCCCAAGCCAGCACATCCGTGTCGGCTTGCGTAGCAGCAGGACAGGCAAGAGTTTCAAGCAAGAAGAAGTTGCTGACACGTTCTGGCACGAAGTGGTGCACGCCATACTGCATGACATGGACAGCAGGCTGTACCGCAACGAGACGTTCGTCAGTGCGTTTGCCGCCCGTCTAACCAAAGCAATCAACTCAGCGAGGTTCTAAATGACCAAGGTAGTATGGAGCCACTCATCCCTCAAAGACTTTGAGGGGTGTGCCCGTAGGTATCACGAAATCAAAGTACTTAAAAACTACAAGTTTCAAGATACAGACGCAACGCGATACGGCACGGACTTGCACAAAGCGGCAGAAGACTACCTTGCTGATGGGGTGGTGCTGCCATCCCGGTTTACCTTTGTCAAGGACGTTCTGGATGTGCTCGACAAGAAGCCCGGGCGCAAGCTGACAGAGCACAAGATGGCGCTGACAGAGAAGCTGCGCCCCTGTGCGTGGGATGCGCCAGATGTGTGGGTGCGCGGCATAGCTGACCTGCTCATCATTGACGATGAGAACCTAACGGCGTGGGTGGTGGACTACAAGACGGGCAACAACAGATACCCTGACAGAGAGCAGCTTGTGCTGATGTCACTGCTGGTGTTTGCCCACTTCCCCCACATCAGGCAGGTGAAGTCAGCGTTGCTGTTCGTTGTTAAGAACGACATGGTTAAGCACAACATGTCTGTCGATGAAGCCAAAGACGAGTGGCAGCGCTATCGTGAGCGTTCAGCACGCATTTCCGCATGCATTGACAGTGGTGTGTGGAACCCCAAACAAACGCCACTATGCGGGTGGTGTGCAGTGAAGAGTTGTGAATTTAACCCCAAGCACTAGGAGAAAGTTATGACCCAAGTCAACGGCAAGCGTGACTACAAACACGCATATGTTTTGCAAAAGAAAAGCGGAGAGACAAAAGACTTTCTTGAACGACAGAAGGCCCGGCAAGCCTACGATGCCAAGGGCATTGATCGAACTGGGAAAGACATCGACCACATCACACCGATACGCAAGGGAGGCAAGTCAACACCGGGCAACACCCGACTGCGTAGCCCCAAAGCAAATCAGAGCGACAACAAATAACACGGAGAAGCAATGGAAATCATAGAAAACAAGGCGCTGCTACTACGAACTCGTGACCCCGGTAAATACGGCATCATCCCCAAGAGTCGGGTTGTTGAGCAGCACGAAGATGGGTCGGCATCTGTAGCAGTTTACTGGGGTCTAGAAGAAGCAAAGGTGCTTAGAAACTTAGGCGTCAAAGATGTACCCTCGCCCATAACCAAGCGCTATCACTGGCCCGGACGTTACATACCGATGGCGCACCAGATTGAGACAGCGGGGTTCCTAACCATGAACCGCAAGGCGTTTTGTTTCAGTGAGCCGGGTACAGGCAAGACCCTGAGTGCACTGTGGGCCGCAGACTATTTGATGTCACAGGGTGTGGTGCGAAGGTGTCTGATACTGTGCCCCCTGTCCATCATGCACAGCGCGTGGTTGTCAGACATGACTAGCAGCATCATCCATCGTTCTGCCATAGTCGCCCACCATGCTCAAGCTAGTCGGCGCATTGAGATGGTGCAGCAGAACTACGAGTTCGTCATTACCAACTACGATGGGTTGAACCTGATTGCGGACGAAGTGCGTAACGATGGGCGGTTCGACTTGGTGATTGCGGATGAGGCCAACGCCTACAAGATGCCCACCACCAAAAGGTGGAAGTCGTTGCAGAAAGTTGTCACACCTGACACGTACCTGTGGATGATGACGGGCACACCCGCTGCACAGTCTCCCGTGGATGCGTATGGGCTTGCCAAGTTCGTTAACCCCAACGGTGTGCCGAAGTTCTACACAGCATGGCGGGATCAGGTGATGAACAAAATCACGATGTTCAAATGGGCTCCCAAAGCCGATGCGCCTGAGACAGTGTTTGCTGCGCTGCAACCGGCGATACGCTTCACCAAAGCACAGTGCCTTGACCTACCGCCTGTCATCACAATGGTGCGCGAAGTACCGCTGACCCCACAGCAAAACAAGTACTACGTGATGCTCA